TTTGATGACATAGCCAAAGAGATGGAACTAGGTAGTGAGGACACTGCTCGTATGCGTAACAAGCGTGCCATCAAGAAACTAATCTATAAGATTGGTGGCTTCAAGCCTTACCGTGATGAGGACAATGAACCTCAAGACTCCTTAGAGTCATAGTCCACCTCACCTGGGTCAACCCATAGTATCTCAGGATAATCCTGTATCAACTCTGCGTGATGTAGTTCGATAACTTCTTTCCAACTTTGAATCGTATTCATCTTATCCTCCTGTGCTATAGAAACCAGTGCCATTGAACTTGACTGCTGGTGCTGACCATACTCTACTCATTGTTACTTGGCAACAGATTGGTTCTGTGTTGTCACCAAAACTTCTTTCAATCTCTTGTGTCCCACCGCAGGCTTCACACTTGTAATCATATGTCGGCATTATGTATCCCAATCCATTGGTGTTGGTGCTGTGGATTCTGACCCACATTCCTTGCACTTCTGTCGTAGGTCATACCAGCCCACCTCTCTTGATTCAACATCCCACATTACGGTAATCTCAAACATTAAACAACCACAGATACACGCAAAGGTTGGGTTCTCTAGGTTGTAAAGGTCGAACATCAGTACCAGTTCTTGCGATTATGGTGGGCTAATGCCCTGCAAGGGGTAGAATATCGGTGCTCGATATATTTATATGCATTTAATATCTGTATGTCAGGGTGCTTGCTTGTCTCCTTCAACACCTGTCCAATACCAAAGGCTGTTGACCTAGGGTTGTCGGCTAAGTGGTCGAACTTACTCTCCATCATAAAGAGTGAGAAGGCACACCGCCTCTGCTTCAAGTCCCAGTTCCAACCCGCCTTGGCATAGCGCATAGCCATCACCTTATTTCGTTGCTTCTGTTCATAGGTAGCCTTGGTCTGCACTCCCTGCTTAGGTAAATGCTTACCGATATTAACCTTTACTTCTACATTGTGGGTCAATGGGAATGTCCACGCAAAGATGAACATAAGGATGAGGACAATCATTCTCTTCTTCATAGGATAATCCTAACACGCTATGTTCTTTATCTTGAGCATTGGTCTGCGGTCACGTTCATTCGTGCCACCCCATATGCCATAGCGTTCAGCATTATCTAGTGCATACTCTAAGCACTGCTTCTTCACATCACACATAGAACATATCTTGCGTGCCATATCTGCTGATGCTGAGTCCCCTCGTTCGGGGTAGAAAATCTCTGTGTCAATCTGTGCACATAGGGCTGAGGTCATCCACTCAGGTGGTAAGTATGCTGGGTCAATCATCCGATAACTCCTGTCAGATAGAGAACTATAACTGCTAATAGGTAGGGGAAGATGAGTGTGCCACCACCCCCGAAGAATAATATTATGTAAAGTAAACCTGCATCTCTGATTAGTTTCATACTGCCTTGAGATGTCGCACCTTGAGTACACTCTCTGCCTCTGCAAAGTGGATGTCCTCTAGGTAGGTTGACTTACCAATCTGATTCTCATACAGCCATTGGTCTTGCTTGTCATACTCCCATAGGTAAAACCCTTTGGGTGGTTCGACGCCCTCTGGTAACTCGACATCCACGATACGGACACCCTCTACCTTGTACGATACTCGATAGGTATTCATTAGTACCACCCGTCTGAAGAGTGATACTCGTTGCACTTCCAACAAGTCCACTCTGCAAACCAAGTGGTAACCCCGTGAGAGAATTCTTCCTCGGTCTCGACGCCCTCTGTGATAGCACCACAGTCTCCGCATTCCATATCCTGTGTGCCATAGTTGGTACTGCCTAGTGCAATCGTGTCACCCTGCAGATACATTGGTTCGGACAATCTCTTCACCCTTCTCGTTAGTAACTGACAACTCTGCCAGTTGTGTGGCTAGGTCTATGAGCACAGTCCAGTTGACTTGCCCGCAATCTGATTCATCTGCTTCGCATTCTGTAAGAATTCTTCCGCAATCTACGCACTCTTCCATTTACTTTTCTCCTCCGTCTATTGGTTGTCCACTTAGGGCAATTCCTAAGATACATAACACGATAATGGGTAGCGATGCTAGTGTCAATACCATCATCTCAAACATCCACAATCTCTAACATCTACAAGATGGTCACCGCAGATGGTCATAGTCCACCCGCTAGGCACTCGGTCATACTTCCAATGCATAGTCCATCCTCTGTCCACCAGAATCCCGTGACCATCCACCATATGAAGAGGGCTACGCCCGCAAGAATTAAGAGGGCACGCACTCGCTTGCCTCGCTTGTTAAGTTTCATTCGTCATCTCCTGTCTTGTGTAGGTATCCGCCCATCGTGGACATCAACCCTGTATGAATTACAATATCCCCTGCGCTATCTACTGTCAATCGTGCGCCCTGCATATTCTCTTCAAGCCATTCTTCAAGGTCTCGAACTGTATCTACCGCTGAGAGATTCATACGAGCACCTCCGCCTCTGCGATAGCGCGACGGACATAGTTCTGGTGCTTGCTAGTAGTGACACTGAACTTCTGCTCGACTACATACCACCCGTCGAATCCGTGCCACGCGATAGGGGTATTGTAAGAGTAAACGATATAGTCTATGCCCTTACTTATCGCCTCGTTATAGCGGGCGGTCTCTTCATCATCAAGCCTACCCGCCCCTATGTGTGCCGTCGTACCCATAAGGGCAGACGCCTTGAATTCTTGAGCCGTTGCGATGTAATGAATCGCGTCTCGTTGGTTCATCTGTTTCATTACGCCACCTCCTTGCGTGTCTTCTTCTCTAGTCGTGCTTGATATTGTGCGATAATAATCTGCTCGATTATCTCGCGTTCTGCCTTAGCGTCACCGCGTTCTGCGTTGATGCGTTCGTTCTCTTCTCGGTTCTCCTCTTGAATGATAAGCCCGATAGCGTTGCGGTCTGCCTCTAGTTGTTCGGTTGCCTCGTTGGAAATCTTTCGAATCTGTTCTTGCAACTCTCGAATCTTGTCTTGCTGTTCGTGATACTTACGTTCTGCCTCTTCTAGTTCTGCCTTGTGGCGGTCTCGTCCGTCGTAATAGAGTTTCATCCCTGCTTGATGCGCCTCACTGTTCTTGCTATACCAACCGCTAGCGCGTAGCGCGTTCTCTAGCAATTCGGTAAACGCCTTAGACTGTCGGTCTGTAAGGGTGTTGCGGTATTCGTATGCGTTCATAATATATTCCTCCTGTTGTTGTTGGTTTAAGTGTTGCCTAATGTGCTAACGCGTGTCAATAGATTTTGCTGTGAGATAGGTCACACCTCTATCTTGTAGTTTAATCTCTCGCAAGATTCCCTGAAAGATTTCTTTGCCTCTCGTATTGTGTGCCCGTAGTAGGTGGAAGATTCGTACCACCGCACGCCCTCCCAATTAACTAGGGCGGTGATTACTATCGCCCCACTATGTCCGATTCTTTCCGCGGTCATTCGCCCGCCTCCATTTCGTTTAGTGTCTCGTGTACTAAATCTGTATAGTAGAGGTAGAGGTCTAGACTCATTAGGTTGATGATGTCTATCTCCTCGCCTCGCCCTAGTTCGGCGTGTCCCCGATTATCGTAATCCCCTGGCATCGCTTGCCATTCGGCTATGATAGTGTTGTTGTAGATAGGTAGATACCCCTCTACCCACTCGTGGCTATCATTTCGAAGACTGTCTAAGGTCTCGCCCTCTTCGATAGCACGGGCGAATTCTTCCCTCATAGATTTCTTTATTGAATAACTCATTTTTCTATCCTCCTGTAGTTGTTGGTCTTACCTTGTCACCCCTTGCCCGTATTGACAAGGGGTTTACTGTGTGAGTTACCTCACTACTTATAGGCTTCCATTCGGCGGGCAAGATAAGCGATGTTATCCGATACAGTCTTGAGCAATTCGGTTGCCTTGACTGTCTTCGCTAGGTCTTGATGTTCGCCCTCTTCGATGACTACTTCAATTCCCTTGACTAACTTCTTCGCTAGGTCTATCTGTTGGCGATATTCCTTCTTTAGTACCTTGTCCATTTGCCTTGCCTCCTGTTGGTTAATTGGGTTATTTAGTTATAGGTGAAACTTATCCCACAGTTTACGCCTTGTCAACCCCAAACCCGCATTTACCCCTGTGATTTACATCACACGAACAGATGTTCGAATACGCTCATTCTGGCACTATCCTTTTTTAACATCTGGTTAGTTGAAGTTTCAACTACTTCCCCGCTATCTATAGTTATCCACAGGGAGCAAGGTTATCCACAGGGAGATAGTTCGAATCCGAATTTTAATTATCAAATCCAATTTCAATATATTATGTTAAGTAAATAGAGACCCCCTACGGGTCTCATATAGTAAGACAATCCACAGAATAAGTAAGTGTCGATATGTCGACAATGGCAATCCGTCAGGATTGTTTGACCCCAGGTGTAGTTAGGGTCAGTGTGATGTATATATATGTCTTACCCTATAAATTTCTGTTATAAGTTAGCCCTGACCAGGGCTTATATATATAATAGCCCCCATATATAAAATATATTAATACTGATTGTTCGGTTTACCCGTTTCCAACGGGTTATCTTATATAGCAAGAACTT